CTAAACAACCGCATTGTCCTGGCGCACATCGCATATAGTGAACGTTACGACGCCGATGACAGTAACATCGTCAAGGGCTTCACCCTCGATCGCTTCGCCATCTTCGGTAATCAGTGACTTTCCTCTCAGCGTGGCAAGCTCCGTCCCGCCGCCGTGCTGGATTAGAACCTGACTACCCTGCTTTGGCTTCAGGGAGATATCCAGCACAACATAACCGCCATCCCTTTCGAAAACGCGGGTATTAGGCCCGACATTGCAGATCGAGTTAACAGACAACCTTTGCTCGACGTAATCCGTCGCGGGTGAAGGAAAGCCCATCAGATGACCCTCCCCATGTTGGCCATCATCCACAGGCGGTTTTCGCTATGGTCCGGCGTCTTATCGACAAAATACGTTTGTTCCCGCGAGATCCAGGAGTTCGCCTCCACCTCGGTAAAGTGAATGCCGCGCCGGCGAAGCGCAGTAACGAAGTCGCGGGTGTGAAGGTACTGGAACCCCTTGGAACTGCGCAAAATGGACTCGCGGAAAGCCGCGGCGATGTCTGACTGTCGAAGCATGATCTGCCATCCCATAAATACTGTTTATATATACAGTATATTCATTGACGGATAAGATCAAGAAAGGTAACACCTATCAATATCCATAATATTGTGAATATATTTTTGTGTACTTTCACATCATGGTTTATGATTATTTAATTTATTGATTTTAATGTTAATTGAATTTTTGTTTTGCATTGATGCTTGTGAGAGTATGGTGTTTAATATTAAGACATTGCTTGAGGTGGGGTTTTTAACATGCCGCGTTCAATAGACATAATCCTATCATTTATTCTTATTGTTTTCTTTATGCCGGTGATGGTTATAGTTACTACAGCAATATTATCCTGTGGAAGAAAGCCGTTTTTTATACATAAGCGCCTTGGGTTTAAAGGCATTGAGTTCTCATGTTTAAAATTCAGATCAATGAAGGGGGTCGATGAACTAAGTAGTTACGATTTAAATAGAGTAAATTTTGAAACCAAGAAATATGGCAAAGTTAAAAACGATCCAAGAATAACATTTATCGGGAAGTTTTTGAGAAAAACCAGCATCGATGAACTCCCACAACTGTTTAATGTACTGCTTGGGAATATGTCACTTATTGGTCCACGACCTGTTACTAAGCAGGAGATACACAAATATAGGAAATTTAAGAATTATTACTTTTCAGTTAGGCCGGGAATGACTGGCTTATGGCAGGTCTCTGGAAGAAGTGACGTCACATTCAGGCGTCGGGTTGCGATGGATGTATATTATATAAGAAATAAAAGCGCCAAACTACTTATATTAATTTTAATAAAAACTGTTTTCGTTGTTGCAATAGCAAAAGGGGCGGTGTAAAAATACACCGCCTGACTCTGATTTCAATTCTAACATTCAATGGTAATCTGGGTGTTATCGGCGATTACGTACCCAGCCTTCGATAACTCATAAACAGCCTCCTCGACTATGAAGTTGGACGATGATGGTGTGAATTTCATTATATACCCACCGTTATCCTTAGAAGAGACTATCAATCTCCACTCATTCATATTATCGACATAGTATACATATAACATCTCCCCTCCTTCAGTTAGGTATTGGGGTGGCTTGCATTAAACCAATATGCTGGTAGTTTTACATATATAGTACCAACAAAACCATAAAATCTTAGCCCAGGGTTTGACCACAGCGAACCAAGAAAATAGTTATCGATTTGAAGTGGTGGTGTTGAAACAAAATCATTGGCAGTAATTGTCAGGTAGGGTTTCGTGAGTATGGTATTCAGAACATCTACACTATCTCCAAGGACCTGCCCTCTGGAGGTTTCTGCTGCCGTTACAACGTTTGAGTTAACCGTAATAGTTTGATATGTCAATGGTCTTACAACTGCCTGAACATTAATGCTTCCTGTAGCAGAACCACACTTCACAGAACATTTGCAGGACAACTTCGCAGTGTTTCTGGGAAATTGCGCATAGCCCGCATGATACAGATACAAAACACTTGTATCTGAAGGCATAGTGATTGCCACTGGTATAAGCCCATCACTGTCAGCATTTGTTGCGCTTCCATATGCGATGGTTGCCCCCCCCTGCGCGACAACAAAGTGATAAGCGCTTGCCAGGCTGGCACCCTGTACAGTCGTTGGGAATGTGTCAGAAGGCGAACCTGTAAAGGTATGCTCTGGATTTAGCAAATATCCGCCAACACCATACCTAAATCGCGGAAGCCATTTATAAACATCACTAACCCTGTGCTTGATGATAACCGTAACCTGGTTTCCATATCCAGCCCATGACCCATATGCATCATTACACATGTATCCGGCAGGGCCAGACCCCAGATCGGTTTCTATTAACTCAACAATTACAGAATTATATGTAGATGCATTAAATATCTTTCTAACCCCTCGATAGGTTACATTTCTACTGCGAGGATCAATTTTTCCACCTTTAGACTGAAAGCGACACTGCCCAGCAGATCCGTTTTTGGCAGGTTGATTTATCATCATCTCTGCAAACCCTTCCACATGGCAATCAGTATAGGTCAGGGTACCTGATGCATCTGGACCGTAAAGTATTGCATCCTTCCTGGAGTAATCATTACTACCGTTTGAATGAAAATAATCGTGACCGTTCGTGTTAATATAATGATTGCCAAGTAAGTTGTCAGAATAAATGAAGTTGCTCACATAAAGCCGCTCTCCAGAATTCAGGCAGAGGGTGTTAGGTTGGTAGTGCCCATAGTTATTTGCATATGCCTGCGCATCTGTAAAGCCGCAACAATAGGTATCATGCGTACCAAATTCAATACCCCCATTACATCCAAACACTCTGATGTTACTTACATTGACGTCTCGCACATGCAAATAACTAGTCCCGTTAGGAAGTCTGCTTTTGTTTCCGAGAATAAACCCTGCCCCATTAGAGTAATCTGTTCCAGGGCCTTTAATAAAAACAGCTCCATTCAAGCAGCTCCATCCACCGCCCCCCTGATTTGCCGACCCTCCATTGTAACTATTCCCCATACCAGCAAGCAGCGTATCATATTCATTTGAAGCAACAACACAATCAGTGATGACAGAACTACAATCAAGAAACGCTGATGTCTGCCACTCCAGATGCATCAATGTCACAGGGTATTTTAGCTGTGAATTTAATGTATATATATTTGGATTTCCCACGGCGGGAATCTTTACCTTTAAGGCTCTGTCATTGAGCCTTGGGATTTCACCAGTCCTTGTATTTGATATACAAAAAGAGCTTATTTTGTTAATGCATTCAACCAGATTATTATCTGATGCTACGAAACCAGCAAGCCAGACATTATAGCCATCATCAATATTTACCTTCCATCGGGCCCCTGACGGAGTAACAAAGACGAACAAATCATTATCCGGCGTTGAACTGTCAAGCGCATCATAATAAAGCCTTTCATTCAACACTGGGCCGTCATTCACAGCCCGAAAAAGTATTATTTCCTGCCCGTGATAGTCCGGTTCAATGGTTCTCAGGACATCCAGTGAGGCACACTTTCCCACCAGTTTCTGGCCGTCGCCTGAACCCAGGTTTTGGCGAAGCGTATCGCCATCCATCAGAACGAAGTGGGTCACATCATTTGCAAAGCTGATTGCATCGACGCCAGTCGTGGTAAAGCCGACATCAGTAGCAGCATTCAGGCGGTAATACTGGTTGTTATAGCGGATGTACTGGTTACGGGCACTGAACTGGAATGGGCCATCCTCATAGTCGCCAAGAAAAACGTAGCCGGAGGACAGAAGGAATTGCTCAAACCGATTAGCTCTGTCCAGCTGCGCGGCATCGAACTGATTATTTCTTCCGGTGTTCGTCAGGCGCTTTACACCAAGACGGTCAGTATAGAATTCACCGTTTCCAGTAACTTCTTCGTCAAGCTTCGCGCCTGCAAATACCGCGTTACGGATATCGGTACTCGGTACCGGAACCTGCGTCGGCGTTGGGAGTGGAACTTCTGCCATGTGCTTGTCGCCCTATAAATGGCGCACGAAACCCTCAGAAATTAATCTGACGGTGTGCGCGAAGGTTGGATATTACTGCTGTGCGTTACGGATAAATCGAGTCTGAATATTCAGAGAGGGTTAATGTCTGGGTGTCGTCGCCATTGGGTTTGGCTGTTTCAACGCGCCAGATAGTGGAATTAAGTTCTGTATCGGTGGCGATGAAGTAGCGGCTCGCGTTCTGCACCGTCGTCCGGTCGTAAATGTTCAGGTCGAACGCATCCGCTGCGGCCTGAAACGCTTTAGGCCTTCCGGTTACGGGGTATGCTCGCCAGCGCCCGCGGTAATTGCCGAGGCTGTCGGTCATCACCACCCACATATCGCCGAGGGAAAAGTCGATACGCTCAGAGGTCGAGAACACATCCCCGGAGCGCCCGGTGATGTATCCAGTCTGCTGCGCGTTGTCGTACATGTCCGGACACTGAACCACCGTACCTCGCACCACCTGCGTCGACTCCAGTACTTTCACCGTCATAGTCAGGCGTGAGTAGAGAATTTTTCTCGCCTCAAGCCAGGCCCTGTCGGTTGCCTGGGTGGCGTTTCGGCAGCCGTCCAGGCTGATCTGCATCGCGTTAACAGTGGCATCCTCAACCTCAGTGATGCCGCTGCTGTCGATCTGCAGGTAGATGTACGCCTTCTTGTTCGTCAGTGGGTCGACGTAATCTAGCGCCACGCCGTCATAACCACCGGGTAGAGACATTTGCCAGGCGACCTTGTACTCGTCCCAGAACATGTTTGAGCGCGCAAATACCGCATCCGGATTTGTCACTTTCTCATCGCGCCAGAACGTCAGCACATCGCCGATGTTATTGCCGTCAACGCGGGCCACATTGGCGATCGTCGCTATGCGCTCACCCAGCGGCTGCTTCTCATCCGAGAAGGTGTAATCGAAATACCCAAGCGCCCCATCCGGCAGCGAATCGGCAATGGCATACAGAGCAGCGACGTCAATACTGGCCACGTCCTGTTTACCGACAACCACCCACTCATGCAGGATTGCATCAGCAAACGAGCGACTCGGCCGCAGCGTATAATCGACCGCGCCGGTTGTCCGGTCGTAGCTGATAGTATGCCGCTGCGCCAGCATGTTGTACTTCTGCTCGCGGTTGCTGTTGCTGTCATTCGAGCCCTTGATCGTTATGCGGGCAATTGTGTCCTCCGGATACACGACGTTTTCGCGCACGTTCACCGCGTGGATCGCCATCAGTGTCACTACGTTGGCGTCATTGCTGTTGTCGAGGCGCTCGATGGTGACCGCATAGCGCCCCGCCCCGGCTGCCGGGACGAACTTATGCGTTGTGCGGAAATACCGGGTCGTCACCTGGAAGTCGTTATCGAAGAAATAATCGTGCTGCTCGGATGTACCCGGCACCTGATTGTTGTCGTCATCGACCTGCCAGAACTTGATCCGGTATTGCGTTGTGCCGGCCGTCGCGCCGAGCTGAACCAGCACATGTACCCAGACCTGCGTCGAGACTATCGGCGACACTGACGGCCCGATAACCAGAGGGGTCTGGTCATTCAGCGTGAACAGCGTCGCGTTGATAACCGCATTGCCCGGCAGAGACGTAATTTCTCCCGAAAGCTCGCCGATATAGAACGTCGTGTACGACAGCGTGTCGTCTCCGATAAAGCTCTCAGAGGAGATGATGTTCCCGGCGCCGGTGACGTTGCGTGTGACGCTTGTGCCGCCGTCGTTCCAGGTAGCATTAATGACGAATGACACGGGGTGTGGCACCGCCAGTGCGGCGAAGTATGCAAAGTTGTCATCGTTCGACAGCACGACAGCCTTGAGCTGATTACTCTCGATCGCCACCGATGTCGGCGCCGTCGTGGTCGCCGTCTGGGCCGGGAAGTCCTGGCTTTCATTCAGTCCTGGGACCGTCTCGTTATCGACATCATCGAACTGATAGCCGACTTCAATCGTGCCGATCACGTCACCCGGGTTATAAATCGCAGAACTGGCGCCCGCCAGGCTTCCGAGGTTCGATTCCGAGTAGCGGATCGATGAGATGGTGTACCGGCCGTAACCGACCTCGAACCACTCCGTAAGCTGTTTGTTATTGTCGACGAACTCAAACAGTGCTTCCTGAATCAGGTCAGGAAAGACGCGGCACTGGCCGTAAATATTCGGGCGGCCCTTGTACAGCCTCGCCCGGTTGGTCTGGCCGGTTAAGTCGTTATTGGGGGATTCTCCGGTTGCCACTGATGCCGAGGAGCCTGGCTTTGTTGAAAGGCCGAATACCTTCAGGGCGCCGGACAGGAGTTTCCCCACAGGACGCAGAATTGAAGTTATTAGCTTTCCCACCCCGCCCTCTGGCTGGTCGAAAACAGCCACGACCTCGCCAGATCGCAGTGGCCGGCTGATGTCGTAATCGTCTGGCAGTGCTCGGCCATTCAGTTTCACGACAACATCGCGGTGCAGCTGCAGAGAATCCAGCAGGCTCACCAGTGTGGTGCCGGCATCTACCGTTCCCCGCTGCAGCGGCGCGCCAGGCAGCCTCTGTAACTCATATCGCACCATGCACCATATACTCCACTTTGCTGTAAACCTTCAGTAATGCCAGCGGGCTGTCGCAGCGCACGAAACCAAATTCCCCGCGGGCATGCAGGCACTTAACCGGGCTGATCATCACACCGATATGCGCCGGCACTTCGCCGCGGTAAAAAACGGCGATGCCGCCAGTGGCCGCCACCGGCACACGCCGCCAGTGGGCGCGCTCCTGTTCGTAGCAGGTGACGAACTCTGCGCCGGACTCGTACCCGGCGATGTGATGCAGCTCCAGGCCGAGCACATGCCGGTAATAGAGAACCACAAGGCCCCAGCAGTCCATCTGCTCAAAACTGCAGGCGCGGTTAGCCCAGGGCTTGCCGTTAACAAGCCCGATAAAGTCGCTCTGTGTCATACGGTGATCAGCCCGGGATAGTCTTTCGTGGTGTAAATGATGGAGTTGGCCAGCGTTAGCGGATTGGTCTTGCCGGCGGTCACAGTGACGTTGCTGGCATCGGCGGAAATGTCGTTCACATACAGCGTCCAGTCTTTCAGGGATGTCGTGTCACCGATCGCATTCCACTGCTGATACAGGCACTTTATCGGCGTCATGCGCGCAGCCCCACGCCAGCTTTTCAATGTCTGCCGGACATGCTCCGTCGCGGCGACAAAGGTGATCGTCATGGATATAACTGCCGTTCCATCCTGCGCCGGCTCGGTCACGCTGAACCGCGCAGGCTCGAACGAGTTTCCGCCAAACGTCGCCGGGCGGAACAGGTTATTGACTACCCTGTAATAACCAAACGCAGGATGGTAAAACTCCACCGTCTGTTTGATGTCGCTCGCCGGCCGGCGCTCCTTCCACTCTCTCAATGTCGGCATCAGTCGGCCCTCGGCATCACTTCGGTGATCAAATAATCCAGCCAGTATCCATAGCCAGGCTGGGCCTCAACGATCCAGTCGTCGTAGTCCTCGGTAATGTCCTCGATACCGTTGCTGATGACCGTTGCTGTCCAGGTGACAATGTTGCCGTTTTTGCTGGTCTGCACCGGCATATCGACGAAATGCAGCGTTTGCTGCTGAACGCCCTGCGTATCACCCAGGTCAATCGGCATCTGGAACCAGTTACGCCCGCGGTCGCAGTAGGTCGGAGAACGAAGCCATGACTTAAACCGCTCGGCCTGGGCCAGCGTGAATATCCACTGCAGCGTCCATGTCGCCTTAAGGTCCGTGGTGATCGGGGTGATTATCAATGGACCGACTGCCGTCTGCGTCGTCTGCCAGGCTGTATCCTGCGTCATGTTCTGATCGGCGCGCTGGGGAAGCGGCAGGAACGGAGGGTATTGAACTGTTGCCACGTTTCCTCCGGGCATTAAAAAACCCGCCGGAGCGGGTTTGGTTTAGTAAGCACCTTGCGCTTTGCGGCTTAGTCCAAATGTCTGCTGCATCTGAGAGGATACCGGGCCGCCTCTTTCCATATCAGTGATCAGCAAGTCCACCACTGCGCTACCGTCCTGCATATAGCCGTCGGCACTCTGTACGGTGGCGCCGGTAGACTGGTTGATGACGTTCACCTGCACGCTGACCCCTCCTCCTGACTGCATATCCTTATTGCTGATGACCTTCCCGTTATCGCCAGGGATCATGTACTGCTTGCCGGTGCTGGCCTGGTAAATCTCTGGTTTTCCGCCTTCACCAACCTGGTACATTGAGCCAGCAGATACTGGACCACCGTTTTTACGTTTGCCGGCCAATGCCATAACGCCAGCCATAGCGCCCAGACCGATAGCAACTGCACCACCCCATGAAGCTATAGAGGACATAATTGCAGCTGGAGTCCATGCTGCAGTGGTAGTGACCGCCGCCGCGGTGCTTGCCGCTGTCTGAGTGGTTATCCCTGCGACTTGTGCGGCCGTAGTTGCTGCTATTGCAGTCTGCTGGGTGGTCGCACCCATAATCGCGTTTCTGGCCCACTCAACACCCATTTGAACGAATGCGTTTACAAGGCTGTTCAGAACGGTGCTGGCAAGTGATTGCGCTGCTTCCTGTGCGCTCATACTTCCTGTAATTATGCCGGTCAGGGCGTTAGAAGCATTACCAGCCAAGGCATCGAATGAAGCAGCTATGGCCTCATTGCCAAGGCTCTGATTTCGGTAAACCTCCCACATAGCAGCGGTTCTCTGCTGCTCATACTGAGTGTCAGCGGCTTTTTTCAGTGCCATGGCCTGAGTGTGAGCGATAACCCCTTGCTGCTCGAACTGCTGAATCAGCGCCAACTCCTGCGCGTGCTGGTTGGCCAGGTTCTGCACCGGGTCCACATCGCCAGCTGCCTGCTGCTGCGGAGTGACAGCCTGTTGCGCGCGGATTTTCGCAAGGTTGGCCTGGTGAGTTGCCTCCAGTCTCTCGGATGTCTCGTTGTATTGCTCCTGGCTGATTTTCTTCGCGGCAAGTGCAGTATTTAAATCCTGCACATCCTGCTTGTAACTTGCATTCTCGCGCGCTTCAGGGAGAAGCTTCTCAGCAGCGGCTTGCGCCTTGATAGCGTTGGCCGTATCCCACTTTTTGGCCGCATACTGGCCGGCAAGTGCGATCTGCTCCTGAGTGGCCCCCTTACCGAGAGAAAGCTGAGCTGTCAAAATAGCCTGCTCTCGGCTAAGTTCCTGAGTGGAACCTGCTGCCAGTTCTGATTGCTGCTTTAAATTCGCCAGTTTCTGAGCTATTGACTCGGCTTGGCTCGCCCCCTTCTTCTGCTCCGCTGTCAGTTTCTTCTGCGAATCGAGATTGGTATAAGTCGCGGCAGCATCATCCATCATTCGCTTAGTGTGCGGATCGTCTTTCGAGAATCCCGCGTCCTCAGCTGCATATTGAGCCGCTAATTTTGCCCTTGCGGTACCTTGTAGTTTAGATAGCGCCAGATTCCTCTCGGACTGCTGAATTAAGCTTTTTTGCCCGGCGGTTAGGTTGTCTGTGGACTTCTTCAACAATTCAAAGTTAAAGGCCGCCTGAGATGCTCCGGTGGAAAGGTCTACTATCTTGTTGTAAAGCTCTACTAACTCAGGCTTGGCGTTTTTTGATGACGAAATCATATCGCCAATTCTTAACGCTAAAGTCTGAAGAGCCTGAGGCGATGGATTATCGCTTAGATCGGCGAGCTGTTTAGTAAGCCCAAACGCCGCCTCTTCAGAAATACCCAACTTAGAGGCTACGGCACCGACTGTATTACCGATGCTATTGGCTGTTGCCGAGAACGCCTGTCCCGCCCCATAAGCCTGATTCATCGCAGATTTGTAATCATCTGTCGTGATATTTAGCGACTTAAGCCGATCGTTGAATCCTTCAATAGATGCATAACCACCACCAAACGCTGAAATAGCTTTATCGCCAAATGAGAGAAATGAGTCTGCTGCATCACCGATAGCTTTAGGTATCTTTGAAATTGCCTGATTATATTCAATCGCAGCCTGATTTCGGAGTAATGTTGCAGCGGTAGCATTCACTCTGGCAAGGTTTGCGTATTTGTCAGAAAGCGCAGCGATACCCTGAGTAGAAACAGAGATAACATCATTCATCCTCTCGGCGGCATCTTTAAGCGCATCCATTGCACTTTTGCCACCATTTAGAGAAGAAATTAAAGTCCCTGCAACAACAGTTCCAAGCGCGATTAGCGCCCCGACGATAGCACCACCCGGCCCGAATGCCCCAGCCAGCTGCGACCCTTGCTGACTAAATGCTACCAATGCAGATTGACCACCTTGGACCTGAACGATGAAGTCCTGGATCTGATAACCAGCCTGCTGAACGCTTCCCTTCAACCCTGAAGACATCACTTTCGAGGTAGCATTAAGTTGCGTATCAAGCTTTTTGAATTGCCCTGATGTTTTTTGTGCATTATCGCCAATGCTATCTAGGGCTTTATTCGCCTGCTGCTGACCAGTAAGCAATTTTGCAACATCGGCCTCAATCTCAATGTAGACTCCGCCAAGATTTTCACCTTCAGCCATACCTTTCTCCGGGCAATAAAAAACCCCGCCGGAGCGAGGTTTGTGTTTTCTACGAAAGTTTCGTAATTATTTGCCAATTACGTACTCTGCATTAGCCGCAGCTTCTGGACTCAATTTTTAATTGTTGATCCAGTAACTTCAACATATTGCGACCGCTCTCGCTCTTATCAGATAAGAAAGCAGGCTCTTTTGATTTCTTAATGAAAACATGCCCTGCATCACCATCTGTATAAACGAACCGACCTCCAATTTTACTTATATCGGTATGTCCCGAGACAATACCACAGACAGCGTTTGAGTTTTCATTCCTGAAAACCTTTATCTCTGAGAAATCCAGTCCTAACAATGGGTTGAAATTACTGTCACAAATAATGACAGCAGAGCCACTTCTGGCTTTACCGCTAGCTTCAAGTAATCGCCATCTTTCGCAGTCTCCCGGCTTATACTTCTGAGATAGCTCTTTTCTTACTGCCTCTTTTGCATCATTAATGATCTGAGTATCCGATTTTGCATAACAAAAGTGTGACAAGAAAAGTAGCCCGATAATGATTAGCCGCCTCACATCGCTACCCCGCGCTCTTTATGAATAGACTTCTCATTCATCATTTCTATAACGCGCAGACCGAAATCGGTTAGCGTGTATGGGCGCGAGAAGAGGTTAATCATCTGTGATAAATGCTTGTGCGGGTCCTTCAAAACAGGATCATCAGGATGCTTTCTCGCATTGGTATGAGCCACCCCAACCAACCCGAAGACCAGATTTTCAAAAACAACGGTCTTGGTAACTCCGTCATAAGTCACCGTGTAGCCGCCGGTTGTTTCTTTTAGGTGCCGTAAATATGCCCTGGCGATTTCTTCACCCAGGCGCTGTAACTGTTCTTGTTCGCTCATATCCCTATCCCCACTGGTTGGTTTTGGACAGATTAGCAGGGATATATCAGGTTTCAATGCAACCAAAAGCAAAAAACCTCACCGAAGTGAGGTTGTCTCTGTACTTAATCGGCCCAGCCAGATTTAGTATTGATAGCCGACTCTGCCATTGTGTACTTGGCTACTACATCGTCTTTAAACAGGATGGTAAGTTCTTTCTTGGTGCCGTTAGTTCCGTTATGGAAGAGGCCATAGAAAGGTATGAACGTAGTCCCGTTAACTTTTACTTTGGCGAAGGCGTACTTCCAGATCTCATTGCCGCCGTCAGTATACGAAACTGAATCCGGGGAACCGAATGTCGTTTTAACCTCGGCCTTGGTGGTTTTCCCTTCCTGCAGCTTAGACTTTACGCTGATTTCGGTTTCCTTGCTGAGTTGCTGGTTTCCTGAGGAAGCGCAGCCTGCCAGAGTCAAAGCAATCGCAGTAGCGACTAAAATTTTCTTCATTTTTGTAATCATCCCTTTGGTATTGTTCGGACTAATCCTAACAGGGATGAACTTGAACGACAAAGCCCACCTGAGTGGGCCATCCAAAAACCACGGCACTGTGGATTTCATGATTCGGTAAGCGCGTCTGGAAAGCCGGGCAATGCCAACTGACCTTGCTTGTCCAGTTGCTCAATGCGTGAAAGTAGCTGGGGCTTCTTCTCTTTCCCCCACCGGCGCAACAGGCGACCAGACATACTGGCAACATCCCTCTCTTTAAGGAACTCCAGCATGACGGCGTTACGCTCTTCTTCAAACTGGCGCCGCCCAACCTGAAGCATCGCGTACATCCAGTTGAAGGCGTTGATGTAGGCGATCTTGATACGCATCGCCTCTTTTTTGGTGTAGGACATAACCAGAAGCATCAATCCATCTTTGCGGAGTCGATAGAACTTCTGCGGCTTTCCGTTCTGCAACTCATTGTTTTTATAGCAAAGCTCAAAGTTGAGTTTTGTATCAAACTCCGGGGGACAGGCCTCGATAGTTCGCTCAATGTCGCGAATTACGTTTTTAGGCAACTTTCCAAATGCCTTCGCCACCATAAACGAGTCAGTTACCGGGTCGTTATCAGCCACAAAAATCAGATCGCGGAAGTCTAACCCATTAATTACTGTTGGATATTTCATGTCGGTCTACCTTTGAGTGATGAACCTTGTCGCACAGGAAACCGGCCCACAGAAGGGCACCGACAGCCAGCCGGCATCCTCAAGGGTCATCCTGAAAGGTTCTGTGTTAAATGCGCGTGCGAGGCGCGTCAGAAGTGAGTCGGTACTAGCCGATCACGAACAAACGGATGTAAAAAAGCCCCGCGAATGCGAGGCTGATATTCGGTTAGTCTTGGGGCTAATTCTTCGTGCGGCTTGTCATGGATCGCTCCTGCTCCATCATCGCCTGCCAGCGGCGATCGTCATCGTCCATGACCGTGTCATACTCTTCGCGTGTAAAGCCCTTTTGGTTTGGATATTTAGCATTCAGAAGTAAGCTGAATTCTGTCATCGTGAGGTTCTCAGCCTCTTCCCGGCTTATGCCGAAATGGTTGCGGGCCGCCATGATGTAGTCGGCGGCGCGGAATTCTGCGGTTGTCTCATTCGTTTCGTAACGCTGCAGCTTACGCACCTTCGCTTTGCCGATGATGCCGTGCATCATCAGGTTTTGCGCGACAATGACCATGTTTTCCGGCGGCATGCTGCCCAGGCGCCACACGAAGCCACGCTTGCGTGATTTCCCCGGCTTCATCCATCCAACCAGATCGCCGATATCATCGTCACAGCAGGCTGTCAGTACCGTATGCGCGGCCATAATCGCTTTGCGTGACAGGAGCCCGCTTTGCATAAACCGCAGGACGCAATCAGGAATTCGGCTGTACTCATCGCGGATATAGGCCTCAGCTGCGCGCTGCTCGAATGGCGTCGCCTCGTCATTGCACAGGTCATAGAACGCCTGAACAATCTCCTCGGGCTCACCGATTCGCGCCATGTTGCGAAACGACGGCCGGAAAAAAAATTCCCGGTCACCGAATCCGATAACGCATTCACCTAATTCTTTAATCGGGGTCATAGTCGCTCCATAAACAGTATCAAGGGCGCAGAACGCCCTTTGTACTATTCACGAAATGGCCTGGTGGTTAACTGATAGTGACCGCGCAGGATGCAGAAGTGATCGTGACTGGAGTCGCGGAAGAATCGGTAACTTCACAGGTATAGGCCCCGGCATCACCGGAAACAGCGCTGGCCTTGTTGAAGGTCGCCGTTGTTTGCCCGCTGACAACCGTGCCATCTTTCTTCCAGACGTAGGTGTAAGGCGCTGTGCCACCCTCAACCACGACCGACATATTCAGAGCCGAACCGGCCGCCACGCTCTTGGTCGTCGGCAGGTTGGTGGTAAACGCCAGCGCCGGCGGCGCCACCTCAAATACCACGGTGTCTGCATCAGCAACTTTCCACTCACCAGAGAAGGTGGAAATATCCGTGGTGCCGAAATCACCAGACCAGGAGGTGGTATTGAAATAGCCCATGATATAAGTGCCAGCGTCTTCACCAGTGAAGTCGAAGCGGACCCAAACTGTCGGCTGACGGCCGGCCTGTACCTCATCGAAAATATATTTCGAGATGGCAATAGCGCCGATTTCCGTCGTCTTGTCTTTCTTGCGGAACTCACCTTCTCCTGAGATGGTGAAGTCCATGTTGTTGACCAGGTTCTCAACCAGACCTTTCGTATCGTCAGCCTCAGAGGTGACGGTATTCATGGAGTAGTCAAAGCCCTTGGTGGTCATGGCGCCGAGTCGCTTCCATTCGGAAAGCGCAGGAACCGTATCAGCACAGCTAAAAGCCATGCGGAGCACGGCCACCTTACCAATCAGCTTGCCGGTGTCATTAGCGCAGCCTTGCATGTATGCCTCTCAATTAAAAAAGGCCGCCATATGGCAGCCTGATGGGTGATTCTGACGATTATTCGCCGTATGTGCAGGATACGAGCAGCCGGGTTACTAACCGGCCCTCTTCGGTGGGGATCGGCGCCGGGACATTGCCGACAAGACGTAGAGCGCCTACGCAATCATCGGCGCCGGACTGCGCGCTGATATACTCGACAATGGCGTTTACCGCGGCGTCAGCAGCATCGGGATTGGCCTTCGAGGAGATCACATCAACCATCACATACCAGTCGCCGCCGAGGTCAAAGGTGATATCGGTACCGCCGGAAGACCGGAACACGATGAACTGATCGGTATCTTTCCCGGTGTCGCGCCATTGCCGCCACTGGACCTTAAACCCCGCGGTAAGCCCCTCATCCACAAACAGGTCTTTGAGGCGCATGTACATGGGGGGCGTCATAGCGAAAGCTCCTTCTTCACCACCGCGTCAATCTGGCTGCGGGTATCCTCGAAGCCCTTCGTTAAGAACTCCTTGCGGGCAGTTGCTCGCGTGAAGTTCTGTTTCACTGCCGGATCGTGAACATAAACCGCATAGTTGGCGGAGTAACCAACGCGCCCGGTTACCCTGGTGCCGTTAGCCATGATTTCGCGGAACTGGCTGTTGATGAGCGTCGACGTATCGATCGGGGTGTAAAGCGCGGCTTGCGCGCTGCCAATAAGCATCGCAGACTGGATTGCTCGCACAACTTTACGCCCCTGGACGTCTTTGATGATGCGATCGAGGTTGGCCTTGGCCTGGCGGATGCCGCGAACTTTAGCGCCCATAATCAGACTCCCGTAATCAGTGCGAAATCGTCCGCCAGTCGCTCGAACGTATCTGCGAACTGGACGATCTGCCGTATCTCGTCGGCCTCATCCGGCGGTGCTGCATCGGTCGACGCGCTAATCAGGATGTAATCCCCTTCCCGCGCCGTTGCGTACTCGGTCCATATCGTGTTTTTAACAACGAGCTCCCGGCCAAGGTCACCGATTTTTGCAGAGAGTCCGCCCTGGTAGTCGCAGAGGATAGCGATCGGCGCTTCCCACCCGTACGGCTGACCTCCGCCGTCGGTATCGCTACCGTCAGCATCGCGTATGCGCCGCCAGATTGTCGCTGTTGCCGTGTAGGACCACGAAGCTATCGAGCTCAACGCTAACCCCTCCGCTCAGATTCACGCTGCACAGCAATGAGATGCGCCACATCCATTTCAATATCGTAATGAATAGCGCCAACGTGGAGTGTTTCTGGCCTATCAACGGCATCACCATACCAGGCATCGTCGTCGATTTCCCCACCACTGGTTTTGTCCGACATACCCTATTCCCTCCATCGCAGCACAACGGCTCCTGCGGCGCGTATGCGGTCGCAGTTGATGAACCACTCACCGTCGCTTTTCACGTACGCTGTCGTTTGTTGGCCGGCATCGGTGATCACCCAAACCCGGGTAAACGTCAGCGGCAGCCGTTGCTGAACTGAAATCCAGGCCATCACTTACTCCCGCACATGCAACCGCCTCGACCTATCCAGATCCCAGCGAATGCCGGCGAGGCGGTAGGGTCTGCAGGAATCAGAGCGCTGGCGCATCCGTATTTATCCAGACTGCGCAGCAGGTTTACGGATGCCTTCCATCTGTCTGAGAATGACTGATAACGGAATGAGCGGGATGCTCCGCTTGGCGCCGTCTGGCTGGAAATGTATTTATCCCCACTCCCTAGCCCCATCAGCGCTAAGAGGTAGAGCTGAATAAGCAAGGCTGTCGATGCCGGGTAATGTGCATCAAGGCAGTCCTGAATGCTGTTCGCCTCATCAACGAACGCCTGGAGTACAAAGTCAGGGATGGTAATCCCCTGACCTTCCAGATACTCCTTCGCTTGGTCGAGAGTTACCATTATCGGCTCCGTGAGAATGAAGCCCTGTTTTCACAGGGCATAAAAAAACCGCCTTAGCGGCGGCTGTTATTCAGCAGGGAAAAGCTTTTCAAGTTCGCCATCCGGCAACAGCTCACCAAGCTTTTCAGCCCCCAGGTTTCCTTTAAACTCGATGCCTAATTCCGTCAGGCGGGCCTGAATAATCTCTTTTCGAGATTTTGTATCAGTGCCTGCTTCTGGTGTTGCCGGAGAGAGTTCCCCACCTGCTTCGCCGCGCATGAGACGAACGTTTGACTTCAGGGCCGGATGAAGATTTTCAAGTTCAACAACCTGCCCCAGCGCTACGCCATTCCACGGGCGCACCACTTCGTATTTAGCCATGCTGTTTCCTTACGCCAGGTTCGCGCCGTAGACAACGCCAGACAGGCCCTGATCGTCTGCAGTGATTTGCAGACCTTCGGCAGACATGATCTGGAAGTTGTAGTTAACGTTAGGCAGTGGACGCGGCAGCGGGACAACACCGACAGCCATACCAACCAGTGGAGAGATTACGTCACGACGACGAACGTACGCGATAAACTCGTTACCGCTCAGCGCGTAGCTCATGCGAATCTCTTTGACCGGTGCGAACGGCAGCACCGCCTGCAGTACATTTCCGCTTACAACGCCATTGACCACATACGGCTGAGCCAGGTTCGCCCAGATTTCCGGAGAAACCCACATCACATCGTATGCGGCTACCTTGTTCGTGCGTGCGGTGGTACCGAATGCGCCTTTACCGAAGAATGCAAAGATCGCGGTCATGTCTGCAGTGGTAAGGTCGATATTCGCGCCACCTGCACCAGACCCGAGGTTAATCTTCTTGGTGTTACGGTGGTTCTTGATTCCCTGCGCCGGGTAGGACTGAACCTGAATTTTTGAATCGCCGTTCAGGTAGTAGTTAACTCGCTTCTTGTTGAACTTGCGCATCTTTGACATCTGCGAGTCCAGAACAAGGTCAATGCCCACAGAGTTTAAGCCGGCAGCATGGCGCCAGTTAACACCGTAACCGGCAGTAAATACCGGTATCGGATCGCCATCACTGGCGTATTCGGTATGGTCGAATGAAAATGGCGCCTGACCATCAATGCTGACTGACACGTCGTCAGCGATGTCACCAACTACGTTATACAGCTTGGCGGTTTTACCTACCGGCAGCACAGTCTGAACGCTGATCAGGTCGTTCACGATTTCCATGCCAACTTCCTGATCGCGCAGTTGCAGTACCTGGTTATCAATCTCAGCCCAGAAGTCACGGGAAAAACCACCAACTGCGTTACAAGCCAGCATGTCAGGAGTCATGATTGCGCGGTTTGCCGCAATGATGGAATCGTTCTGCAGGTTCCACATATTGCGGTTTGCCCACAGCTCGTTCCAGTGGCCGCCAAGGCGGGAGTTAGTCGCCAGCGTCTCTTTAGAGAAGTACATATGTGTTTATCCTTTTGTTACGCGCCAGCTGCGGCGACAGTGCCAACGCGCATGCGCACGCGAATGAAATCGGTAGTGCTGGCCGCGATGGTGTATTCATCCTGGCTGTAGCCGATCACTGAATCGGTATCGGAGGTGGCAAGGGTGAACTGACCAGCCGTCCCAAGTTTGATAGGGCTGTCTTTCTTATACGCACCAGGCAGGCAGCGTAACGCCAGCTCACGTCCCTCTTCGACATAGTTGCCGACCGCAGAATCACCAGCAGGAATCGCTTCGGTGATAGTCAGTCCCTGGTGGTAGCCGACATCAATAATGTACAGGCGGCCAGTTAGTGCGGTTGCCTGAGCAAATTCATCAGAGGAGTTGATGGTGGCCGCGGTGCCTGGAAGAAGATCGGCTGCCGTGGTGCGGGTTTCGGTCTTGTAAAGAGACAGACCGTCGATATTAACGCGACGATAACGTGCCATTATTCCGGCTCCTTATTTAAAGTATTCAGATGCGGCAGGCGCGCCAGTTTCTTTCGGCTGCTGAGCATTGTTGGTTCCCAACGGAGCGGCTACACCGATAGTTTTAAACATCGCATCCAGCGCTTCTCCAGACAGCGCATTGGCGACGATATCGCCGTGGACTTTCGCAACCGCTTCACGCTTGTTTTTTTCTTCAGCGCGGGAGTTGGCGGTCAGGGTTTCTGCCAGTTGCTGCTGATTGGCCTGCAACGCATCAAGCTTTTCTGCAAGGGGCTTAATAGCCGCCTCGGTATTGGTCGCAACAGCCTGGCCGATCATGCTGCCGATTTGTTCCAGTTCTTCTTTGGTTAAAGGCATGTCGCCCTCCGTTTTGTGGTTTGGTGCAGGCTGTTCCTGCGGTGTGAAAAGTGATTTGAATTTGTTGGCGACAACGGCAACCCATGATTCCTGCCGCTGTACAGCTGTTCCGGTGTCGTCAAAGGTAATTTTCCCGCCTTCAGTGGAATAGCCGAACACCTCAGCTTTTCCACCATTGCGGATAACGACAGCCTGAGAGTCGGTGAAGTCGGCAATCCAGGCGTATTCATCAGGGCCGGGGGCGAACTTCGCTTTCGCTGCACGATCAAGACGCTGCTCACGCTCCCGGTAAGATTCTCCGACCAGCGCTCCTGAATTAGCTTTTAACGGCTTCGCCATGTCAGCGTTAACCATCAGGCCAACACCTTGCTCAGGGGTGGCCGCTCCGACCTCATGCAGGAGAATCGCGTCATGGTCCATGCTGTGGATTTTTGCCACCCAATCAGCGCCTGTTGCGCGCTGCTGCTCATTTGGTTCGAGTTGGTCGAGGAATGCCGCCACACTGGTATGAATTGGCGGGACGTCTTCACCGCGCTCGATAGCCGCGACACGCTCAAGCAATTCTTTACCGCCTTCCGACTCGCCAGCGCGTGCCACATCGACCCACTTTTCGAGATAGATACGGTTACCGGACTTCTTAACATTGCGGTTCCACGCACCGATATGGCCAGCATTGATACCCTCCGGTGAGAAGGCAGATACAAACTGGCCGTTAACCTGCGGATGCCCCAGCGGCGCCAGGGTGCCTTCAAGCCCCTGATAATGGGCGTCGATTTCTTCCTGCGTGTACAGACCGCCATTCATGACGACATTGGCCGGCAGCGTGTAACTCGGCAGCACCAGATGTTCACGACCGTTGTATGTTTCGCGCCGGATAGACTGGCTGTTCACCTTTGTGGTGATGTTAACCTGCATTGGCATGTTGTAACCTCAAGCTGCCTTTTTGCAGCAGTGACAAACTGAATGATTGACCTTCATCTTTTTCCAATGACTGTCGAATTCCTTCTTAGCCATTTCGATGACGTTCGGATAAAGCGGCTTACCATCCGCATCAACAAGCACTTCCATCTGGCTGCATTTGCAGTTTATTGAGTTCGCATCAACGGCATACCAGTCCCTGACCTCCTGGACTGTGTATGTATGCGCGTGTCTCAGGGCGTGCTTTATTCGCGTTGTGGGGCTTAATGCGGAAAGGTGGAGAAGCCTGATGTTTAAGCCGAGATCATCCATTGATGACTCCGCTTCATCCCATCTAGCCCGGCGCAGCGCGGTAGTGACTTCGGTGCGGGCTATACGGTTAGCCCGACGCTTCTCGATGCCTGTCTGTTCTGTGAGGTTGCGGGCAATGTCGCGGGGATTAAGGCCGCGGCCCACACCATCAGTCAGCACTCGCGCCATGTCGCGTTTAACGTCCGCGCTCAGCCCCTTCATTTCCTCAAACACACGGGCATGCACCAACGCCATTCGTTGCTGGTACGGGTTGCTTGCAAGGATGGATGCCAGGGACTCACGTCCAGCGGCGTACACCGGCGACTGCTGGCTGAGGTTGTAGAATGACTGTCCTGTGCCTTTCTCTGACGCCAAATCGACATACTCATAAAACCACAGGTCGTACTCGTTACCATCCAGAAGCACCTGATCAACCAGATAACTGGCATCATTCAGGATGATGGAGAGTAGGGTTGGGTTTAGCTGGTATTCGTATCTGGCGTTTACTGCGAGAGAGGATGGTATTTTGTCGAGTGCTGCTTTGTACGCTTTGCCAATCTTATTCATCCGCCTGGCGAAGTCTTTCATCGCCCGGCGTTCCAGCGCATCAGCTCCGGTAGGGTCCTGATAGTTACGCGGTAGAATCGGTGGCTTCGTCTTCTTCGCTGCCATCCTCTTCTCCTAACGGTATTTCACCATCGTTTTCATAACCAGCGGCGGTCCGGATCTCTTCGCGGCTGAATGCCGGTTCTTCACCGCTTCCCATCATGGCCTGGTTTATCTCGCCCATAGTTTTAGCGTTGGTGAGCTTCTCGGTACCGGTCTGCTCGTTCAGGTCATCCCATACAACCGCTTTCTGACTGACGGCGTCGATGATTTGCAGGTCAATAAGCTTGTCGCAGAAGTCCTCTATCTCGAATGACAGATCTCCACGGCGTGACTGGCAACGCGAGTTGAAATATTTCTGGTCTTCAGTACTGGAACGCTCGGCCTGCTGGTTGCCCACTAAGATGCGCGTGGGGATATCCACCCCGGCAGCGGCGGTCTGAAGGTTTACGTTGTATGTTGCCGTCGGGTCCGCTACCGAAGTCACCAGAGGGGTAACTGATGCGCCCTGTGTCGTCATCAGCACATCATTGCCACTGTTAATCTCACCCGCGACTTCATTGAACTTGTCCTGCAACTCAGTGACAGTGACGCCGTAAAGCGAGGCAAGATTATTGAAGTCGATTTCCTTTTCGAAATTGACGTTGAGTTGCCGCGCAGCGTTCTTCAGGAATGACTCACCCGATCCGCCCTCTACTTTCTCCAGACTCACAAAGGCGTTATATGCTGGCTCAAGGAACCCAATTGCATCGTCTGAGTAATCGCCCAGGATGAAAACGCGATCGGGGTGGATATTGACGCGGCGGATTGAACCATTCGGTAACCGTTCGGCGTACTGCCACATTTTCGGCTGGCCGTATGTCTTCGAGTTCAGGCCGGTATCCCACTCGCTCACCGTGAGCGATCCGGCCCATGCCACGGATATTTTCTGAAGTCCTCGGCCTTTGGTTACAGGAAGGTTCCAGTCCTTTTCATCGCGGACATGAAGGAGGATGCCTGCGTATCGACCTACAAGGCGACGGCGATCTGCCTCTGCGAAGGAGCGCCAGAACCGATTGGTGAATACCTGCTTTGACTTGCGCTCCCAGGCGGTTTCGTCTTCGCTCTCATCGGCATCATCACCCTCGATGATTTCCGGGTTTGTCTGCCAGCACTTGCCCACCAGTTTCTCAACAGCACCGTGAGCGATACCACCGCGCCGATACAGCGCGTATAGGTTTTCATAGGTGACCTGCTCAGGGAAGCCATACTCACACCATGCTGAATGACGCTTATTATCCAGCCCCATCGTGGGCGCCATCAGTCCCATACGGGCGCGCGCCATCCGCGCATCGTTCAACGCATGGTTGACGGCGAGAGTTAATTTGTCAGTCATGGTTTGTCCGTTGGTGATTGCGGGGCAATAAAAAAGGCCGCCTGAGCGACCTGATAATTATGGTGTGGTGGCCGGTGCTGATCTCCGGCTTTGGCTTACCAACGTGGGCCGCATCGAATAATCGAATTGTCTTGCCGTAAGCCCAGAGATTTCTCCCTTTCGCGCGCATCAGCCTGCGCATTCACCACATATTCAGTTTAACGCCCTTGAAGGCGCTTTGGAATCATCATTCCCATTGGCTGGGCACCCCCAAGCTCAGTAAGTGCGTATACCATCGCGTCGAGGCGGTCAGGAGATTTTTTGGCAGTAGTTGGCACGTACTCCATCAACTGGTTTTCCAGCGTGTAGAGGTTGCCTTGGTGTGCCACACGCCCCTGTTCGTAGAGCGCTGATATCGGCTCCGCGCGGGCATATTTCCCTTTACTGGCATGCACGCGAATGATGCGCCCCTTAAACCCGGCGTTACGCAGCGTTTCTTCCGCCATATCGCCGCCCTGGTTGGTCTCGATAACGATCGCATCAGCGCCGTGTTCCTCATATGCCCACATTGCCTTTTTGGCCCAGCCTGCAGGGGAGAATTTTCCACTGTAATCGCCGTCAACGGTGTACTGCTTCTTATCACCCGCACCGTATGCACTAGCAACCACGATTCCCGACTCGTCGCTTTCGTCGCTGTTGGTTGCCTGCGGGTCAATCGCAACGACAGTGCGTACCTTGTCGTGATGAATTTGCAGATCACGTACTGCGCTGATCATCACCTCTGTCCACAGCGCGCCCTCAGCATTAAACCGTCGAGGCTTCTGCATATACTGGGCTTCGGCAGTGCGCCGGTGAGAAAATAGCGATACGCGGTGCGATTCGTTATGTTTGAAAGGCCAGAGCCAGCCATCAGGCAGGCCGTGGTCAATCGGTATAGCGTGTGTGTTTTCTGGGTACTGCGCAGCGTATGGCTGACTATTGTCGATAATCACCGGCAGATTCAGGTGATGCCATTTCTCACCACTCCCACCACGCAACAGATAGCCGCTCAGATCGTGGTAGTGGATTCGTTGCATGATGACAATCATTGGCGTCGTCTCGATCGCCAGTCGTGATTTGATTGTCTCGTTTAAACGGTTGTTGACTCCGTCTCGGACGATCTCAGAGTAAGCGTCATCCGGCTTAACTGGGTCATCGATAATCAGCGCGCCCTGCCACCCAGGCTCCATGTGTCCTGCGCGGAACCCGGTAACCTGCCCTGCCGCTGAAGATGCGTAAACGCCACCGCCGTGCTCGGTCCACCACATCGCCTTGCTGTCTGCGTCATCGCGCAGCGCCATTGGCCACATGGACTGGTACGCCTGCGACTTAATCATGCCGCGCGCGGTTGAGGAGTTCAGCAGCGCCAGGTTGTGCGAATAGGACAGGTGCATGAAGCGGGCGCGGCAATTTAGCGCCAGGCCTCGTCCCATCATATTGATGGTTGCAAGTTCCGTTTTCGTGTAACCAGGAGGGACGTTGATGATCAGGCGCTGAATCTCACCGTCAATGACGCGGTCCAGTGTTTTCTGAATCACCTTGTGGTGAGGCGCAACTATCATCTTGCCGCCGGTGCGCTGCTTGAAGAAATAGCGAGCGTAGTAAAGCCCGTCCTCCTCACATTCCACCTTTCTGGCAAACGCCTTTTGCTCAGCAGTCGTCATCCTCCATCATCTCCTGCCGTGCGGACTTGTATTCCTCTTTGCTCATGGTGATCGTCTGAATGGCGCCACCATTTGGGCCGGAATGTTCAAACTTGTGCTTATTGGTGTAAGCGTCACCCATTTCTTTGGCGGCCTGCTCGATAAGCTGCGAGGTCATGCCGTAGTTCTTCATCTTTTCAGCATTGGTTGCCATTCGGTCGAGAACGCGCAACCGATACGCTTTATTTGCGATCGGGATGTCGGCGATCTCATTCTGGAATCGTTTGCGAGTGGCGTTGAACAGGTCAATCCACTTCTGGCTCAACTTGGCCGCCATTGCGTTGCCGGGGGTATATTGCGACACCTGCTGCCGTGAGACATCGATGCCATATTCAGCCTTTACAAGCTCAATGACTTTTGTCGGGCTTTCGAAACAGGCCAGCGACTGAACGATGAAGGCTTTAACCTCTGTCGATAATGCTGCCATCGGTTACCTCCATGACAATCCTAATAAAGTCTATGCCAATTTCAGCATGCACGTCCCGCATGCTCTGGCAACATCGATATGAGCAACCTCCGCCGGTTTGTTCGCCGCATCCACCATTTCCTGCACGTCTTTGCTGGCGCCGTACCGCCGGACCACTCCGACGAATTCCTCGACGTCATGGCCGCGAAGTTTGAGCACCGGCATCCCGGTCTCTTTGTTGAACTTCGGCGCGCCGAAATCATCGGTCGCCTGGGCAATGTGGTAAAGCTCATGCTCTACCAGCGCGCAGAACTCAAGATCGTTGCATTGCTCGCAGTAGTCAGCAGCCAGGGTGATGATGAACTTCGGAATGCGACCGAACCATTCATGCATCTGCTGCTCCATGCGGGACTTCTGCCATCCGCCGGCGCGCATCATTACCTGTTCACACTGACCCAGCACAATGCGCCCGCTTTTTGCGAATGAGCCAGAAGCCCACATGAACGTAATGTCAGCGTCAGCCAGAGCGCTAACGAGGTGTTCGTGGTCAGGGTTATGGATTCGTCCGTCCTCAGAGAGGATGTTCTGGTTAACCCATTCGCCGATTTCAGTGGCAGGAATCAGCCGGGTATACGGCAGCCAGTTTTCGCCAGTGAAGTTGACGGGAGGGTATGGCCTGCGCTTGTCATTTTCAGCCATACAGAACAATCCTCTGGTTTACTTTGATACTCACCCGGCAATTTCGAGACAAGCGCATCAGAAAACTTACATAAAACTCTGTCAATGGCGCTTTTATGGCACCAATTGCAGAACTTTATATTTACGCCTGTTTGCCAATTACAGGGGTGATCCGGATACACTTCTTAGTGAGCCAGCCCCAGCGCAAAAGCACTGAAAGGATGAGCAGCGGCTTCATGTATGGGCGAAGCGTAATTTCCGCCATTAGGATTCCAGTGGTGCGCATATGGCTTACCTCGTTGTGACATTATCGAGCCACCTCTTGAAGTGGCTCTGTAATGCCTATAGCAACGGACTGCACAAAGCGCCGGTGTTGCGAGGACGGCGGCCGAAAATATTAACTTGCTCGCGCACGCTTTCACTGCACATTCGCTCTACGATTCGCCAATCAGCCTTTTCAGGCGAGGCCTTCACAGAGACTGCGGAAATGACCCGCTCCACCAACCGGCGCAACTTGCTAACCGCTCGGCTCACCGAGATGTCTGCAAACGAAATGGTGGTGATAATTGCCCAGCAAGCCGAGATAAAGCGCGAACACATATGACGCAAACTGACCATGGATTTACTCCTGTTTATTGATTTTCAGCGCCAGGTTATTTCAGGCACTGCGTGGTGATGTATTCCTGCAGAGCTCTCAGGGCTGTTTGGTCGCTGAGGATTCCGGATCGGATACCGAGAACGTTTCGTCCAGCAACTGCAGAGAGTTCGACGGTGGCATCATCGCCCATGCTGGCGGCGCCGGTGGCTTGGGTTGCGGCTGGCACTGGACACTTGCCTTTGACGAGCACCCGACCACCATTATCAAGCTTGCGCTGCAGAGCATCATTTTCAGCTTTTGCATCGGCTAATTCCTTCGTGTATTTGGCATCGAGCGCTGCGACGTCTCTCTGGCGGGTCTGCATGTCAGCGATGGTGTCTTTCGCCAGACTGAGTTGCTCAGTCGCTTTGTCCCGCTGCCTTTTGAACTCGGTGGCATTGTCGTGGTAGTGACTGGCCAGCCAGCCGAGGCTGACTATCAGGCAGATCACAACGGCGATGATAATGGCGGTTAACCGGCTCATTTCTGCCCCCAAAGACAAACTTCGCGCTCAATCTCGCGGCGAGTTACCAGGCCTTTCCACTGCTTTCCTTTGGCATAAGTCCAGCGGCGCAACTGGTCGCACGCACCTTTCTGGTCGCCCTGGTTGATTTTGCTCAGCAGAGTGGAGGTCTGGAAGTTTCCGGCGCCGACGTTATAAGCGAACGAGTACAGAGCCCCACGCATTGTTTCGGGGATCGGCTTCTGGATGTACGGGTTGATCTGGCGTGCGACGTTGTTCAGGTCTTTATTGAGCAGCGCGCGGCATTCAGCCTCGGTGTACTTCTTGCCGAGCATGATGTCTTTGCCAGTGTGTCCATAACAGACCGTCCAGACCCCTACCACATCCTGATAGGGGGCGTATCGCACACCTTCAAGACCATCGTTACCGGTTGGGCCGGTGATGAGCGCCGAAGCAATGGCTATGGCGCCACCACCGCCGGCGATCACGCCAATCAGTTTTTTCCTCATTGATGGCGTCATGTTCACCCCTGTGTATCACTTGCGATCCGCTTCAAAGCCTCGGTAACCACTTCGGCTGAAGCCGGGCGGTCACCTCCAGGCTTTGCGGAGACATCAGCCAGATAACTGGCCAACAGCTGCGTGCGCTTTTTCTCTTCATCAAGTCGCTCTCGCTCTTCCTTACGCTTTGCGTAATACGTCTTGATTGTGAAGAAGGCAGAGATCAGGGCGCCAATGATGAAGACATAATCCTGCAGACTCAGGACTGAAAAGATACCAAGCAAGGCTGACCACCAGTAAGGCAGATTGTGACCATCGGTTGGGTTCATACGTTGCATCTCTCACCTCCGATAATGTTCGGGGTGCTATCTGTAGTCAGTAAAAGGTTCAGGGCCGTCGGGCTGATTTACCAACAAAGCGTCGAGGGTGATTCCCGCGACCCTGAAAATAAAAAAGGCCACCAGATGGTGACCTTTATTGTTCCTGAGTATGGTTATTCTGATTTCAACTTTTCGTATGATTCATTCATTTTTTGAACCGCTCCAAGCATACCAGAATCGTTACGCATCACCCATTGATAGCCGTATTGGCTAACAGGATTCATTGAATGGTATGTCACTGCCACTTGAAACAAAGAAACGCCATTACTCAATTGCGATTTAGCTGTGTAAACGCCATAGAGAAACAAAACAACAACGACTGCGATAATCCCTACAATAATTTTTTTCATCCAAATTGACCCACCGACCATGAGGTAACTTGGATTTTATTGCATGTTCAGAACTAGTTCCAGCAAAAAGCCCCGCGCAATGGCGAGGCTCGGTGTTCTGATAGGTCAAACGCAAATACGGCAACCTACACTAAATATATTGCTCATTTGTTCATTGAAATGCAAGAACGTTGTGACTCTTTTTTGCAATTTTCCTCACGCTTTCGCGATCGTTAAACGCATTTTGCAGCGGCTGGTACAGGCAGAATAGCGCCGCGTTGATAACCTGCTTTACTTCCCGGCGGATGGTTGAAATGCTCGGGTGCTTATACTGGTTTCCGGCGCGGGTCTTCATCAGGCGAGGTTTGCTCACAGCATGCTGCCATGAGGCGATCCTTATCTCGCTTGAGTTGCAGACGTAATAGGCAAAAATTACCTTCCATGCGTTCTCATCTACGTTTTTCAGGTAATGTCGGATTACGGCATCAATCAACAACCCATCATCATCGCTGCATACAGGCCTTGATGGTGCTTGCGGTTCAACCGTGGCCATAAACTTGGCAATCATATTCATCATCGCCTTGTCTATCTTCCCTGTCTGGCACCATGCGCCCCAAAGCTGGAGCCACTGATCTATCCACTGGTGCTGTTCGTTGGTTAATTCCAGTTTCATGCTGTCTCTCCAAGGGTCTGATAGATGCGAACGAAATTTCTCAGTATGCGGTAGTCAACCAGTACGGTGCCGCGGTGCCGGCAGAGGCGGAGCTTTTGCCAGCGGTCGCGGATGAGTTCGATAACGTCACGGCTCATTCGTCAACCCTCTCGTTCTGCCAGAGAGGAAGTGGAGACTTATCCCCGGCACGGCGAATTCGGGACTTTGCGTTCTTCTCAATCTGAATGAGTTTCTCGATGTTCTGGCGGCGCTGCTTTTCTTCCCGTCGGAGATATTTCACGCTCTCCATGTAGCGAGACTCCTGGTCACAGAGCGTCATCAAGAAGTCAAAAGGTTCGATCAATGTTTCGCACTTCCTGCAGCGTAAGGTCCGGTCCTTTTCGTTAACCCAAACGGTGGAGTGCAGACACATCACCTTCTTACCTTCGCGCTGAATAACGAGCCCATCCTGCAGGTCGTTATTCTTCGCTGGGAAAGCTACAACCTTTCCCAGTTCAATTTCGGTTTCTGTGCTCATGCAGCCTCCTGATGGCGGGCGCGGAGCTTCTCCAGCGCGCGGGCTCTGCGGGTGAATATGGATTTGATACGCTGCAGGTATGGAATGTCGAACCGTCGCGGCACGTTATCAGCCTCAAGTCGCTCTACGCGATCCAGGCCAATACGTTCAATGAGGTGAATGCGGTATTCAACGGCATTTCCGCTCAACTGCCGGTTGCAGCGTGTGCAGGCGGAGTGGACATTGAACACGTTGAATTTCAGGTGAGACGCTGCGCCACGGGAACGGTAATGACTGGCGTCAATCGCGCTGCCGGTCAGGTAGTTGCTCTTGCCAATAAGCGGGCTTCCGCAGCTGACGCAGGGCTTACCTTCGTCACGAATGCGAATGTACCGGTTAAAGGCTGACTGAGCCTCTTTATCCCATTGAGCCTTTGTCTTGAATGACTCACGCTTAGCTCGGCGACGCTGGCGCCCCTCTTTCTCGGATTCGCGCTGGCGCTTCACCGCCCTGGCTTTCGCCGCTTCCCGGGCTTTTGCTGTCTGTTTTTTGCCGATCGCGCTGGCGCATTCAAAACTGCATACCACCTGCCCTTCCCGGGTAGGATGGAACCATTCGCGGCAGTGGGCGCATTTACGGCGTGCTGGTTTACGCATGTGGCCTCCTTGCTCTCAGGCGTAGCCACTTCTTATCGACCAGGCGGGCGGTGTAGTCTTTCAGGGTCGGGATGTCGGAAGGCTTAACTTCTACCTTGCGCTTGCGGCGCGCCGGCACGCGGAAGATGCCGCGTTCCATTACTTTGGCGAGAAGACATTGCATAGCCATCACCCCGCAAAGCTCAGCAGCTGACTGGCGGCGTTTTCAGCCTCAGCCGGCGAGTGGAACTTGCGACGCAGAATGTAGTTCCAGAGCACATTCAGCACTGATTTGTAGACGCCGTTAAACTGGCCGTCGTCCATGCTGGCGAAGGAGATCGACTTTGCGACACGACGACGGCTGCCGTCAGGCATCTGGTATTCGTCGTAAAAGCCAGCCTGAATGGTTGCCCACTCGCGGAAGGATTCGAAGTGTTTCAGCAGCGCCATATCGCGGGAACGAGAAATGCCGACAGAGGAGAGATACATATCCGCGGCGTTCTGGAGCGCAGCGCGCTGATCGAAGTCGGATGAAAGGAAGTCGATAAACCCGGATATGAGGGTACGCTCTGCGGGCTCAATGAGACCACCGGAAGGGGTCCAGTAGTGATACCCGAGGGTCAGAAGCTTGAAGAACTTCTTGTGGAATGCGTAATTCCGGGGCTTGCGGAACTCACCGCAAAGCAGTTGCCCTACGGGGATAAGTTGCAGGTATTCGCTGGTTCCCGGCTCTGCGGGAATCAGTACGTTTTGATAACTCTTCTCAAATTGCAGTGTTTGCGCCATGTGTCCCCACTTGGCGCCGGGGTAAAGTTGTCAGTTGTCCAGACTGACAAGGTAATTATGGATGGCTGATGCTTATAAATCAATGGACAACTAATGGGTAAATTCCTTGGGAACAGGAGATATACCAGATAGAGAAATTAAATCAGGCAACTCATTGCCATGTAAAGTTCGCCCAACACCAACCGCGTAGACTTTGCCATCTACTGGAATCAAATGAACATCATAGGAACGATTGAATTGTGCGTTTGGCGGTCGATGACTACTGCCTACTGATGATTCAAAAATAGTCAACCTGCTTTTTAATTCTGTATCTTCATGGATTTCTCCATCACGCCCGTATCCTACTAGCAAATATTGAATTTTATTCATTTCACCCTCGATTAATCGGCTATTTCTTAGAGTTCTGCTCGGCCATTTCAATATAGCGCGGATCGGATGCGCGGGGGAGTTGGATGCTCTGCTCGCGGTAGTAGCGGACGCGCTCCATAAAGTATTCGCGTAAATGCTCGGGCTGCTCTCTGGCTACCACTTCGGCGACAACTGGCATGTTCAGGCGCTCTTTGTAGGCGACGCCGGATGCCGCGAGGTCTACGTTGACCTTGTCCTGCTCGTCTTTCGATTTGGCTGCAATGTTCCACTTCGACATAAAACTTCTCCTGCCTAATTACTCATGCTATATGATACATAACTTTTTTTTGAACAAATGGTGTATTTGATTATGTGGATTACTGTTTTTACTACTGTTTTTACTGGTGTAATCGTGTACGTTCTTGGTCAAATCATAGTTAAATGTGCGTTGGTCCCATTCATTTCGTTCAAGGAGCACTTAGGGAAAATATCATCACTATTGCTTCGCGAACAAAGCAAAATTATGAACTTCAAGGCCAACGCAGAGCTAATTAATGAGCTAAAGTTATCAGCCGGGCTATTGATAGCAAAATCAAAAGCAATCCCTTGCTATAAACACTTTTCAAAAATGGGCCTCCTCCCCGCATACAATAACGTGATCGATGCGTCGCATCACCTCAACTTAATCGCGTCTATGTTAGAGGAGTGTGGATACACCTATCCAAATTCAAAATCACCTTTATCCTCAGGTGGTTCTGTCTATACTTCTCTAAAAGAAATAGGTGAGAAGTTAGATATAGTAGTTAGATATTAACTCTCACCCGTAACCTTACCTCACCTCCTGCGCGGCTTTGCGTTCTGCTGGGGATTTAGGCATCGCCAACCTCCTGCGGGGCGGCTGCGAGCTCACGAACAATGCGCTTAATGCCGTCGATACGGTCATCATCAACAGGGTCTGCCGTTTCAATCCGATCAAGCATCATCAGCGCTGCGTTTGCTTTATCGTTGCATGTCCAACCATCCGGAATCACCTGAGAGTTGCCAGCCTCATAAGCTACGCGCATCCAGTGATAAAAAGCTTCAGTGGTAACACAGCCGCACTCAACCTCAATGACGTCATCCTGTTGTGCTAACCATTCTTCGAATTTCATGACTTACCTCCGCTGAGCATGGCGGCGCGGCAGGCGTCATAAGATTCGCGCATCGCGTCTTTGACCCAGCCAAGTGGCTTATTACCGCTAAGCTCCAGCCATTCATAGAACGTTGGCACTACCGGCGCTGGCTGCGCTGGCGTCATATCTGGACCTTTGCGAATGGCCTTTGCCAGCTCGATAGGGTCATCGTAAAGCCAGTCTCCGGTCTGAGGGTGATTGGACTCTGCCAGTTGGGCGGCCCAATCCAGACCGTCTTTGTGTCCCTGCAGGTAGTCAAGCGGCAGTTCAACCGACTCGCTGCTGTCCATTGCGGCCAGCGCCATGCGGGCCAGTTCGCGAATCTCGTCGTTGATATTGCACATGCGCGGATCGTTGGCGTACTGTTCTATGCGCTCTCTGGTTATGGTTGATTTGGTCATTGCTTCTCCACCTTAATTTTTCTCAGCGATTCAAAATGCTTACGCATGGTTTGCTGCACTTCTGGATGCTGCCAGTTTGTATGGATACCGCCGTCTTCGTCGATGGTGAATTTACCGGCGTTTTCTTTGAGAACGCGCTTCAGGCGCCGCTCTGGATTTTCGATACGGAACATCACTCAGCCTCCACCTTGATGCCAGCGGCGGCCAGTGCCTCTTTGCACTTCTCGATAGCCTCATACGCTGATAGCGGATCATCAAACTGAGTTTGATTTGGCAGCTTCACGGTGACGGTGCGGGACTCCAGCTCGGCGATGCGCTGGCGCAGTGCTTCAATCTCCATCTCTGCAGCATCGGAATAATGGACGTTTTCATGCTCCAGCGGCGGCAGGTCTGGGGTTTTCACGCCAAACAGCGCCGCCAGCGCTCGATAGTTCTGCTCGCTGTGATAGCGACCTTTGCAGCGGACCAGTTTTTCGGCTGCTGCGTTGATGGTCTGCGCCTTCTCCAGCTTTTCGCTGTTAGCCTCAGCTGTTTTTCTCCACGTTGCGCAAATACGTTTCTCTGATTCCAGTGCCTCTACCAGCTCCAAGGTCTCCGCCGGGGAAAGATGCTCACCACATTCAGCGTTGATTCTGGCTCTCTGCGCCAGTTCGGTGATATCAGTCATGCTGCATCCTCACATTCGTGACTTTCCGGATCATCGGCTTTGTAATAACCGCCGCACAAATTGCAGCGGACTTCTGCCACATCGTCATAGTTAGTAGTCCCGGTTATCATTTGTCGTCCCCCTCGCTGCGGAACATCATGATTGTCAGGTCGCCTTTAGTGGCCAGGCGAACGTTAGAGCCAGGTTCCAGACTGTTAAGCTCAAAGGCGTCATAAAACTCATTCACAGCTTTCTGGCGGCGAGATTCCTTACGACGCTTGTCCCACTGCCTCAGAGCATTTTTGGTAATCCACTGGCCTGTTTTGAACATGATGTATGCCCATCCAAGAATGGCTAAACCGGTATTGAGATAAGTAGCGAGGCTCATTTGTCGGCCCCCTCGCGCAGCTGCTTGGCGAAGTCGTCAGCAGCAAGTGCAACCCCTTTTGCTAAAGCGTCAAAAAACTGGTCATCACCAGGAATTCGAAGTTTTGCCGCGAACTCCTCCACCCCATCAGCCTTAATCCCGGCCAGGTAGGCATCGGTGGCGGAAAAATCAAGCTCATCGGCACATGGGATCACTTCGCCGTATATCCGCTCCATAGCTTCATCCCAGCCATAGCGGCAGGCATCGTACCGGTCAGTAATGCCACGGCCTTCCAGTCCGCACCCCATGCCTTCGTCGTGGTACTGAGGTTCGTTATCCAGGTTGGTTACGGAGTCAATGATCTGCTTCATCGCCACATTCTCCGCAGCCAGCTGAGAATTTTGGTCTGCCAGCACATTCCCGGTTTTTATGGCGGCATCCAGTGAAGCGCTGCAAATGCGAAACTCTTTCGCCAGCTTCAGGAACTTCTGCTCTCTGATCGACAGATCGCCTGCCGACTCCAGCGACCGAATGAGCTCGTTTACTGTTTCGATGTTCATTTTCTTACTCCCGCCAGGCACTGGTTAAACAGGTTAGTCATTGGGTTTACGCCGCCAGGACGCTGGCGATACTGAACAGACGGATCGCTTTCGGTTACAGCTGTTGTGTCAATCAGGGTGTAGCGGTAGCTCCTGCACTCACCCTCACGCTTAACCTGGCCGTCACGGTGCATCTGCCACAGGGAGGAATTGACCACTGAAGAGTCAAGACCGGTACCGCGGCGGATATCCTGAAAGCTGCAGCCAGGATGCTGGCCGATGTAATTGATTACGGCTTGTTTGCCAGAGTTCTTTTTCATGACCGCCCTCTCCCCAGTCCAAATTTCGCCCGAATTTCTGCGATTTTGTTTAACCCCTGCTCCTGACTTAATGGCCGACCACCAAGTTTTGGAATCTGCTTAACCGGCTCTGGAATCGCTTCTCCTGCGTTTAAACGACGCACCATACGCATCAGCTCATCCTGAGCCTTGCGGCGCAGCTCAGCGTCGCTGAGGCCGTTTGCGCGCATGTCTGCGTACAGTCCAGTAACCATCCAGTAGCAGGCCTTGTGCTTCAGCGTTACCGGCGTGACGTTGTGCTCTGGCCACGGATAGGACTCAGCATCCGGGTATTGCCCGCGGGTCCGGCAGTACTGGTAAACCATATCGACCAGCTCCACTGCATCCGGCAGTCCGACAGATACGGCTGATTCCGATTTGCACCAGGCGACAAACTGACCAGGCGATGGCATGAATGGACGATCCTGTTTGCGGGCAACGCGCATTCCGGCGTTGATTTGCTCCATGGAGACAATCCCGTTTTCCTTGAACGCCAGAAGCCACTGCCGGCGCATCTCGTTCATCTCCTCGGGTGTTTTGCTGGCCAGCGCCGGGAACACAGCGAGCAACTGGCGGAACAGTTCGTTGAAGATCTCCGCAGTCTTTGCCGCCTGGCGCTTTACTGCCTGCTCGTCCTGAATTTCAGGAAGCCCGGCAGCCACGCGCTGGAAGTTTTCCCGGTCGAAGTTGTGCATGCTTTCAGCGATTGATTTCATTCGAGCACCCCATAAATCCAGTCAGTGTTGTTCAGGTCGACTTTTGGCTTCCCGGCAACCTGAACCCCTGGCGCGCTGCGCTGCATGGTCAGCTTGTCCCACTGCTTGCGCAGCGCTTCAGGGCTCAGGATGTTGCGATGCCAGAACGAGTCTTTGCTGGCCCAGTCGTACATGGCGCAGATATCCTGGTGGCTGCGGTTGTCGATCTGACGCATCAGTCGAACCGTGTTTGACCAGGCGGTCATGTCAGGAGCTTTGCAGGTTGGGTTGATCATCCTGACCCTGGAGAAAATCCACTCGGCAACGCGAACGTCTTCTGCGGTTCCCCACTTGCTGCCGCTGGGTGTGTAAACCGCAGCATCAGGATGAGCAGACAAAAATTTCTTCAGGCGGACGTCAGAGGATTCGCCAGAATTCTCGGACGAAGATCTTTTAATGTTTTTATTCTTGTTATTACCTTCTTGTTCATGTTGTGCGGTTGTTTGTGCGGCTTCATGTGCGCCATCATGTGCGGGCACCACCTTCAAACCCTCGCCATTGCTGGGCTCGCCATGTGCGCAAGTATGTGCGGCTTCATGTGCGGCTTCATGTGCGGGTAAATTGTCTGTTTTTTGAGCATATTCTGCAAAATTTGTGATGGTGATCACTCTCCCTTTTTGCTTCTCACCTTCGATAGAAATCATCCCTTCGCGCACAAAAACGGCCAGCATTCTCTCTACTGAATCGCGACTAGTAGGATTCCCTTTCCGGTCGCAAAGCTGCAGCCCTAAATCGGCCGCTGTGACCACCAGTTGACCGGGCAGCAGTGACCACTCATGACCTTTGAAAGTCGCTCTGAATGGCTGACGAGCAGCATTAAGCAGCAGGTTTTCCCACAGGGTTCTGAGGTACACATCTTTTGCCCAGGACTGCTTGAGAACGCTCCGGTACAACGGGATGTAGCCAGATTTCTGGTTTTCCATCCGGTTGCTCCTGAATTGCCCCGGCGCGGCGCCGGGAAACTTGAGTATTTCTGCGGTGTTCATGCTTCACTCTCCCAGCCGGCCTCTTTCAGGAATTCGCGATAGTTATCCAGGATGGCGCGCGCATCAGCTGGCAGTTCAATGTCAGCCTGATCAGCGACTATCTGGAGAAACTGGCGCGCCTTTGCTGCGCTAAACTGCGGCAGCGCCGCGCTGCGGGTTAATTTCGATTTACCTGACGCTCTGGCCTTATCCATCTGGCGAATGGCTACAGAGGCCGCATGGGGGCCGTGCTCGCGGGATAGTGCAACCGCGGTTGTTGGGGATACCTCGCCGGCACGCACCATGCTGATCAGCTCTTCTCCACAGGTCAGCAAATGCAGGTGATAGTCGACATCGGACAGAGAACGCTTAACCTTCTTCGCGATCTCGTCCGGTTCCCACCCCTGATTTCTCAAACGCTGATATGCAGCTGCGCGTTCCAGAGCAGTGAGAGGCTTGCCCTGGTTCCGGGTAACCATGAAGGCGATACGATCAGCTTCGTTCCCGACGAAGTCTTTGCACTCAAGCCGGATGATGTCAGCGCCTGCTTTCGTCGCTTCAATGGCGCCGTAATAGCGGTGGTGGCCGTCGATAACCTTCACGCCCTTCTCGGTAACCTGGACGTCCAGCGGAGGCACCGACTCGCCAGCGATAAACGCATCGCGGAATTCAGCTACGTGATCCTGGTCGATTTCGCGTATGTTAAGGCCGGGCTCGACGTACAGCTCTGACAAAGGAACGGTGTAAGTTTTGTTAACCACCGTACCGGTGCCGTTTTTGTCTTTGTGCTTGTAAAGCTGGTAAAGTGAACTCATAATTACTCCTGTGAATTGATCCAGTTAATTCGCGTAGAAAGCCGTTAGTGTTACCGCACTGCGGCTTTCGCCCTTCTGTTCCCACTCATGCTTCAAAGTCACCTTTCTCTCCCGGCCTGTTAGAAATCAGGATGGCCAGCAGTAGCGACATGTTCGGCAGCAGACTTTCCCGCCAGCGACTCACCGTCGACTTATTCACTCCGGCCACTTTGGCTATAGTTGTGGTCCCCAGTTCAGCTATCTGGCTGTGTAACCAGCTTTCTATCCTGCGAGCCTCCACTTTGTTGCGTGTCGTTGAACTCTCCATTTGTGATACTTCCTCTGGTGTTGTTTGGAATGGCCGCCAGTCAGGCGGCTTTAGGCTTGCTGACTTCCCGGATCTGCGCAGCAGTAAACTGGCCGCCAGAAGCGAGAGCGATTTTTTCTGCGTAATTGGTCTCGTCGGTGTAGTCCGTTCTCGGCAGGCTTCCGTTGGCAATCCACTTGTAAATTGCGCGCGGAGAGCAACCACAGGCTTTAGCTACAACAGGAACGCGAATCTTTTTGATGATTTCGCCAAGACTGTTAGGTGCCATGTTTAACCCTCAATAATGAACTGTAAGTACATATTAAGTCGGAACTGATAGTTCACGCAAGTGATATTATGATTGAACATATGGTTCACGAAGAAAGAGCGCGAAAAGAATTTTCTCTGAGGCTAGCGCTGGCCTGCGATAAAGCTGGATTGATGCCACACGGTCGCCAGGCTGAGATCGCCAAGAGAATGAAGTTGACACCGAAGGCCGTGAGCAAATGGTTTAATGGGGAGTCAATACCAAGGAGGGGGACGCTACAGGCTTTAGCGTCCCATATAGGCACGTCTGCATCCTACCTACTTGGCGATGCTGACGATGATGGTATTGAACCAGGATCGGCAACCAATCGAAAAGACATCTTTAGGATTGACCTCTTGGATATCGCCGTCAGCGCTGGTCCAGGGGTGATAAACCAAGAGTTCGTTGAGATACTCCGTTCAGTTGAGTATGCGCCAGCTGAGGCTAACCATATGTTTGATGGGCGCAAAGCTGAGAACATCAGGATTATCAACGTCCGCGGCGACAGTATGTCAGGTACGATTGAGCCGGGAGATCTGTTGTTCGTCGACGTCAGCGTAAGGAAGTTTGACGGTGATGGAATTTACGCCTTCCTGTACGACGACACTGCACATGTTAAGCGCCTGCAAAAGATGAAGGACAAGCTGCTGGTTATATCTGACAACAAGAGCTATGCCCCTTGGGAACCGATCGAGAAAGATGAGATGAATCGGGTGTTCGTGTTCGGCAAGGTGATCGGCAGCATGCCGCAGACGTACAGGAAGCACGGGTAAAGCCTTAGCACGCAGAGGAAGCATGTCTGATCTGATTATCCCAATACTCATTACTTTGCTGATTATCGGACTGGTTGGGATCGTGCTCAGGCTAGATAAGATTTTCTTCAAGCGAAGGGATGAGCGGGATGACTTTGAATAAGCCAGACCGGTAATTGCAAACTGCAGCATAACTTTTGATCCGGCCACCGCGCCGGATTTTTACTGCCCTACTCTTCCCTCAGCATCAGCACGTCCAGTGCCAGCTCCACTGCCAAACAACCCCTACCAAAAACAAAACATAAAATAATTATACTTTAAGTTCATTGACTTACATTGAAATGAACTATTACCAAATCAAAAAATGTACTTTTGGTACTTTACATTGATGAACCATTAGTACATTATCATCTCATCCAAACAACACCGGCAACGCCGGGGTGAAGTCAAAACGTCCCGTTAGCCGCGATAAGGCAAAGGTGAAGAGATGATCCGTGAACATGAGGTTCCTGCGTGGAACAGATTCAAGGTGAAGGTGGCACTGTTGTTGGCTTTGGTCGCATTCGTAAGCGTTCAGTGCTGGGGTGCGGTATGAGCAGAAACGGCATTCGTTCACTGGTTATCGCGCTGGCCATTGGTGTGGTTTTCTGGGCTGGTCTGGCTGTCGAAATTATGCATTTCACGGGGGTGTTCAATGGTTAGTCATCATTACGGGACACAGACCGTTAACCGCGGCGCCGTTCTACCAGGGATGCTGGTTAAGCATCGGGAAAGCACCTGGACAGCATCAGCAAATAAACGCGGCCGCCTGTACCTGCATCGCGGGATTGAGCGGACTTACACAACCGACTTGCTGGTTGAAGTTTATCTGAACGGGTTGGGACAAGGTCTCAGCCGGTAATCGAAACGAAGAATTTAACTGAGCTATCAGGCAGCCAATACGGTGCCGGGATTCTTACAACCAAATTTCAGGAGCGAGCTATGAACGCATACCGCGCATATGACGTGATCGAAGAGCGTAAGTGGGCCGAGCAAACGCTCACCGAAGAGAAGGAAAAGTGGATTGACGATCGGGCGCAGGAAATTATCGACGCGCTGCCGAAAGAGCCGTCAGGCCTGTTCCGCTTCTCTGTGCCGATGGACAAAAGCCCATACGAAGGCCTCCGCAGCGATTCCGCCGGAGAGGCATATAACGATCTCATTTCTGCAGTAGCTTACGCCCAGGCGGAATACGACTGGGATCACCGCACCGGCTGCCCGTTTTAACTTTGGGGAATAGCAATGGCTAACGAACTTGTGATTACAGCCAGCTCTCTTGCTGAGCGAGGCATTGACGGCGCTACCTGGAGCGCCCTCAAGAACAGTGTTTATCCTGGTGCCAAGGATGAGTCGGTGATGATGGCGCTGGACTACTGCCGGGCCAGAAACCTCGATCCGCTTCTGAAGCCTGTTCATCTGGTGCCAATGAGTGTTAAGGACTCGAAGTCTGGTAAAAGCGAGTGGCGCGATGTGGTTATGCCTGGCATCGGGCTTTATCGGATTCAGGCCGATCGCTCCGGTTCTTACGCTGGCGCAAAAGAACCAGAGTTCGGCCCGGACGTCAATCTGACGCTTACCGGTGTTGAAGTGACCGTGCCTCAATGGTGCAAGTACACGGTCAGCAAGCGCATGCCCAGCGGGGAGATCGTCGAATTCAGCGCGAAAGAATACTGGGTTGAAAACTACGCCACCGCCGGCCGCGACACTACCGCGCCAAATGCTATGTGGAAAAAGCGACCTTATGGCCAGCTGGCGAAATGTGCCGAGGCTCAGGCTCTGCGTAAGGCATGGCCTGAAATTGGCCAGCAGCCTACTGCAGAAGAGATGGAAGGTAAAACGCTGGAAGTGGATGCGCGTGACGTGACGCCGCGCAGCACTACAGAGGCGCTCCCCCTGGTGGCCAGTGAGGAAACGCTGCAGGCAATTACCGACCTCCTGACGTCCCTGAATAAGGACTGGGAGCAGGACTTCCTGCCTCTGTGCAGCAACATCTTCAAACGTGACATTTTCCAGGCGTCACAGCTCACCGAAGAAGAAGCGCAGAAAGGCTTTAGCTTCCTCCAGAAAAAAGCGCAGGTGGCAGCATGACACCAACGCTCCTTTCATTGTTACGCGATGGAAATCACAGCATTAGAGATATGGCAAACATTTTAGGCGTCTCAAAGTCTCGTGTTTCGTGGTTCATAGCAGAGCTTGAGCGCCGTAAATGGGTGGAGGTAACAAGGTGCGCAATATGGTTTCACGATGGTACTCGCTCAAATAAACCAAACAAATATAGGGTCACATTATGACACCAGAAATTATCCTCGATCGAACTGGCATTGACGTTACCGGCGTTGAACAGGGTGATGAATCCTGGCACCGCTTACGCCTAGGCGTGATCACCGCCTCGGAAGTCCATAACGTCATTTCGAAGCCGAGATCAGGCACCAAGTGGACTGACATGAAAATGTCTTATTTCCACACGCTGCTCGCAGAGGTATGCACCGGCGCGGCGCCGGAAGTTAACGCCAAGGCGCTGGCCTGGGGAAAACAGTATGAGGCCGACGCTCGCACCCTGTTTGAGTTCACCACCGACGTGAAGGTAACGGAGTCACCGATCCTTTTCCGTGACGAAGGTATGCGCACCGCCTGCTCACCAGACGGCCTGTGCAGTGATGGCCTCGGCCTTGAGCTGAAATGCCCTTTCACCTCTCGCGACTTCATGAAGTTCCGGCTTGGCGGCTTCGAGGCTATCAAATCCGCCTACATGGCCCAGGTGCAATTCAGCATGTGGGTAACCGGGAAGGACGCCTGGTATTTCGCGAATTATGACCCTCGCATGAAGCGAGAAGGCATTCATCACGTGGTTGTAGAGCGCGACGACAAATACATGTCCGACTTCAACGAAATGGTGCCGGAGTTCATCAGCAAGATGGACGAATCTCTGGCGGAGATCGGTTTCACCTTCGGGGAGCAGTGGAAATGAAACGCACTCCATTTTACCGCAGGCCCGGCAAAGCAGGGAAATTCTCCGGCCTTCGCGAGCGCGTGATCTGGATGATTCAGACGCGCGGCCGCCCTGTAACCGGCAGCGAAATAGCGGAGAAGTTCGGCGTGACGCTTGTCGAATTTAACCGTGTTGCGAACGGCATTACCAGGGGAGAAGGCCGCATTGCGCAGCTGATCGCATCGGAAACCTGGCTCAACGAGGACGGCATCTGCGATCGCACCTTTGACCTGATCACAAGGCCAAAGGTCATTACCCCGCAGGGTAAAACTCGCCTGTTCACTAAGCGCTCGATAGCTCAGGCCGCCTCTGGCAACCGCCAGAAATGTATTGATAAAGCGGCCCGGCGCCGCCGGCTTATCGCATCTGGCCTCTATATCGATGAAATGGAGTCAGTCCTATGAACCGCTACTCACTTATCTATGCAGACCCGGCCTGGTCTTACGGGAACACGATCAGCAACGGTGCCGCCGTCGATCACTATCCCACCATGAGCCTGCTCGATATGAAGCGGCTCCCGGTATGGGAGCTCGCCGCGGATAACGCCGTATTGGCGATGTGGTACACCGGCACCCACAACCAGGAGGCGATCGAGCTGGCCGAGGCCTGGGGATTTACGGTGCGCACGATGAAGGGCTTCACCTGGGTGAAGTTGAACCAGCTGGCCGAACTGCGCATTACCAAGGCTCTGGCAGAGGGAGATGTGACCGACTTTTACGAATTCCTCGACCTGCTGAATGCAGAGACACGAATGAACGGCGGCAACCACACCCGCGCCAATACCGAAGACGTACTAATCGCCACCCGCGGCACCGGGCTGGAGCGCAAACACGCCGGCATTAAGCAGGTGGTCTACAGCCCGCTCGGCGCACACAGCGAGAAACCGTGGGAAGTTCGCCACCGCCTAGAACTGCTCTACGACGACGTGCCGCGGATTGAGCTGTTCAGTCGCAGCGCAGCGCCAGGCTGGAGCCACTGGGGCAACCAGTGTGCCTCCGCTTCCGTTGAGCTGATCCCTGGATGCGCCATCGACGTTGTTAAGACGGAGGCAGCATGACGCCAGAAGAACAGGAAAACGCTCTCCGCGCCCAGGCTCGTCGCTGCGCAGAAGAGATAACCAAAGCGATGAGCGTAAAGCCTAAACCGAAGTGGAACGCTGTATGCCCCCCCATCCTTCGCAAGCACTACGAGAAGGTAAAACCGATGGGTGTCAGCCTGGTGAAATTTGTCAGCGTAATTGGCCGCATGAATGGGCGGTATGGGGCGGAATCATGAAGGTAGAAAAAAGCGATGTTCTGGCGTTTACCATTTCCGATGTTGATCGCCTCGACCCTGTCAGGGTGATGATTGAAAACTACGAGCCGGGGAAAGGCCGCATCACTGTCACCTGCTTCGGAAAGGCGTGGACTGGCGCATGGTTTGCGATGGGCGGTGACACTGTTCAGGAGTTCATTAAGCGTGTCAGCAATGACTACCTTATCGGCTATTTCGACCCGCAACTGCAAAGCACAGTTGATGATGATAACGACGCAAACCTTGAATTCGTAAAGGGTGAAATCATCAAACTCCGTCGTCAGCAGGAAATCGATGCTGATGAAGCCGGGGATATGTGGGAAGAGGCAGAAAGCGCTGAGAATGTGAAGGAAAACTGCTGCGATTGTCGCATTGGTAATAAGTTGCCTAGTCTGCTTGGTGATGAGCCGTGGTATGCAAAATGGCCAGCAGTGCCAAACCACAATTATCAGTACCTCGAACGCATCATTGATGCGGTACGTGACGGGCTAGCAGAACTGGAGCGTGCAGCATGAGCGCAGAACTCATCGATCAGGCCAACGAACTGGCAGAGCGCCGGCTGGAAATGACCATCCAGAACATGCGCATCAACCACAACGCAGTTTCGGCTACTCACTGCCGCGACTGCGGGGAAGAGATACCCGAGCGGCGCCGGGAACTGGTGGCGGGCTGTCAGCGCTGTGCTGACTGTCAGGAAGGGTTTGAAGAACGTGGTAAGCACCTGAGGTGATGTATGTGGGTAATGATGAAACTTAAACGTACTGGTCAGGTGATGTATTTCCAGTGTTACGACAGCAGGGAAACGGCTGAAATGGCGATTAAGGTTATGAACGCCGTCGCCAGCAGCTGGGAATTCTATATCAGATAAAGAGTGCAGCAGAGGTGATGCATGCAGACAATAATCCAGATCGAGCCAAACGAATGGGTTTCAGAGGACTTGCTGATGGCAGTCACTGGGATGAAGCGTGGCACTATTACACGGGCTCGTAAATCATCTTGGCTGCTTGGCCGGGAGTATAAGCACGTTTCCCCTGAAGGAGAGCCTAAGCCAACCAGCGAATGCATGTACAACCGCAAAGCGGTAGACGCATGGATTCAGGCTCAAAAGCAACCATTGGGTGATCGGGCGGTATGAAACAGGTAAACTTGCAACGCTCCTGGACGTCGGGAGGGAACAATGAGTAAAGAATCATACCCAACGGGCGTTGAGAACCACGGAAAATCACTCCGCATATGGTTCATTTTTAAAGGTAAGCGTGTCAGGGAAAATCTCGGCGTCCCTGACACCGCTAAAAACAGGAAGGTGGCCGGGGAACTGCGAACTTCAGTTTGTTTCGCTATCCGCATGGGGACCTTTGACTATGCGGCGCAATTCCCCAATTCGCCAAACCTGAAAACTTTCGGCATCTGCAAGAAAGATATCACCGTGAAATTTCTGTCTGAAAAATGGCTGGAGCTGAAACGGCTGGAGATCTGCGCTAATGCTCTGGACCGATATGAATCGGTTGTAAGGAATATGCTGCTGAGGATTGGTGGAAACAAGCTTGCTTCATCCGTGAACAGGGAAGATCTGTTGTATGTCAGGAAAGATATGTTGTCGGCGGGATCGGTGAAGAACGGTTTGAGTGTGGCGACGGCAAACTATTACATGACCACCATGGCGGGCATGTTTCAGTTTGCCGCTGATAATGGTTATATCCGGGAAAACCCATTTAACGGAATCAGGCCGCTTAAAAGGGCCAGGATAGAACCTGATCCACTCACTCGTGACGAATTTATTCGTTTCATAGATGCCTGCCCGCATCAGCAAACGAAAAACCTGTGGTCCGTTGCGGTTTACACAGGATTACGCCACGGTGAGTTGGTCTCCCTTGCATGGGAAGACATAGATCTGAAAGCTGGAACGATGACCATACGCCGAAATTATACGAAACTCGGTGATTTCACTCCACCAAAAACCGAAGCCGGCACCGACAGGGTCGTGCATCTGATCAAACCAGCCATTGACGCTTTGAGAAACCAGGCGGAAATGACCAGACTGGGAAAGCAGTATCAGATTGAGGTACAACTACGGGAGTATGGCCGAACGGCTATTCATGACTGTACATTTGTGTTCAATCCTCAGCTGGTCAGAAAAAGCAGTAACGTTGGTTATCATTACAAGGTTGATTCAATTGGTGACTCATGGGAGGCGGCGCTGAAACGAGCTGGTTTAAGGCATCGCAAAGCATATCAGTCCAGACACACTTATGCCTGCTGGTCACTGTCAGCCGGGGCCAACCCCAGCTTCATTGCGAGCCAGATGGGGCACACAAGCGCCCAAATGGTTTTCAATGTCTACGGCGCCTGGATGGCCGACAGTAACAGCGATCAGATTGCTATGTTGAACCAGAAATTATCGGACTTTGCCCCATCCATGCCCCA